CATTCAGTGCTCGATGCGCTAGATGCCAGCTTGCAAGCGCTTGACAAGACGAATAGAATCAGTCACCCATGACTGATCATCCACAGTAACATTCAGAAGGAAAGAAAATGGCATCTAGTACCAAAAACGTCAAACTGGGCGTTTGCAAGGTTTACTTCGACGGCGCAGATTTGGGCTTGACCCAAGGCGGCGTGGAGGTGGCCGTGAGCACCGAAACCCACAAGGTTCAGGTTGACCAGTATGGCAAAACCTCCATCAACGAATTGCTCATGGGCCGCTCGCTGTCCGTGAAGATTCCGTTGGCGGAAACCACCCTGCGCAATCTGGTTGAGACCATGCCCGGCTCGGTCATGATCAGTGACGGCGTGCGCGCGACTGGCGCAATCACGTTCGCCTCTATCCCCACCGCCACGACCACCGTAACCATCGGCGGCCAGGCATTTAGCTTTCAGGTGGCTGCCGCAACCACGCCCTACCAGACCAAAATCTTGGCCACACAGGCGTTGACACTGCAGTCCTTCGTGGATGTGGTGAACCGCTCGATGATTCAGCCTGCCATCGGCTACATTCGCGCCTCCCTGAACGCCGCTGGCACCATCGTGACCCTGACTGCAGGTGACCCCGGCACCGCTGGCAATGCAGTGACCACTGTGGCTGCTTCCGGCGGCACCGCTAGTGGCGCCACCTTGCTAGGCGGTGTCAATGAGACCAAGGCCCGTGTGGAAGTCTCTACCGGCATCGGCACCGACTTGCTGTCGATTGCCAAGGTGCTGCGTTTGCACCCCGTGAACAAGACCGACAACGACTACTCGGACGACTTCGTGGTGTACCAGGCTGCCACCCCAGGCGCCTTGACTTACGCCTACAAGGTTGACAGTACAACATCGAGTTCTCTGGCTACCCTGACGCCGCTGGCCGCATCTTCGCAGTGGGCGACTTGCTGGCTTAACCTCCTGATTTGGGCCAGTCAACACTGACTGGCCCAAATTTCACAAACATCAACCAAACCATTCGCGCACCGTCGCTTTTCTCCTAGGGAAACACATGAAAATCTTGAACATTGACTCGCTCGTTGAGACCAACCGCCAAATCAGCCTGGGTGGCCAAACCTACGCTGTGGAAGAGCCCAGCGTGCAGCAGTTCATCAACAACCTCAAGGCCGCAGAAGACCTTGAGAAAACCGACAGCGGCCCCAAGACCGTTTCGGAATCGTTCGAAGCCGCCGTCAAGGTGATCGCCGAAGCTATCCCCACCATGCCCGAGTCCACCATTCGCGCCCTGAAGCTGCCCGCCATGATGGCCGTGATGCAGTTCGTGCGCGGCGAACTCGACCCGGAAGACAGTGCTGAACCCCAGGAGGGCGCCGCTGAAAAAAAGCAGAGCTGATCGAGGAAATTGATCTAGGGTTTCTGATCTGTCGGGTGATGCGCACCTACGCGCATTCCTACCAAGACACCATGAAGCTCCCGATGCCCGTGTTTTGGCACCTCTCTGGGACGGTGCCAAGGCTGCTGGCAGGGGAGCGTAAAGACACCCTGGAAATCTTCACCGCAGCGACCCAGAACCCGGAGCAAGGTGCCGAGCTTTACGCCAACCTGGCAGAGCAGGCACCTGAGCCGATCAAGCTGACTGGGGCGGCGTTCGTGAAGGCAACCTCGGTCAGGGACGAAGCAGGGTTCAACGAGCTAAGAAGCATGGCGGCATAGTCAACACACAAGACAAATAACAAGGAATCACTATGGCAGTCGCTGGCGACATCATCATTGAGTTGAAACTTGACGACAGCAATATGGCTGTCAATGTCAAGAAGGCGGGGGCCACGCTCCAGCAGTTTCAGACCACGCTGAATCAGACAGCGACCTCAGTGAAAAAGCTGGAGACGGCCCAGGACTCCATTGGCACCAAGTTCCGTCACATGGTGGTGACGCTGGGCAACCTGCGCTTTGTGGCGATGGACGTGCATGACGTGTTTCTGCGTCTGCCCTTCGCCATCATGAAGACCGCCGGTGAGCTGGAGCGCACCCAGGCGTTGCTTGGGGGTCTTTCTAAGGAGCTCACCAAGGCAGCCAAAGAAGCCGAAGCCGCCTCCAATTTCAAGTACATCACCACGATGGCGCAAAACGCGCCATTTGCCATCTCCGCCCTGTCCGACTCGTTCGTGAAGTTCAAGTCCGCTGGACTCGACCCCACTAATGGCTCGATGAAGGCATTGGTCGATGGTGTGGCCAAGTTTGGCGGCAACAGCGAGTCACTGCACCGCGCGGCCATTGCGATTCAGCAAATGGCAGGCAAGGGTGTGGTCTCGATGGAAGAGCTTCGCCAGCAATTAGGCGAGGCTGTCCCGACCGCCATGCGCGACATGGCCACCGGCATGGGCATGAGCATGGCCGAACTGACCAAGGCTGTGTCCAAGGGCACGGTCGGGGCCACCGATGCCATCAACAAGATGCTGGTGGTCATGGGGATTCGCAACGAAGGCGCTGCGAAGGACATGATGAACACGTGGGTCGGGGTTCAGGCGCAACTCAAGACCCGGATGGAACTCGCCGCCAAGGAAATCGCAGACGCCGGGTTTGGGGATGCCACCAAAAAGGTCGCACGCGAAATTTCCGCTGCGCTTGAGTCAATTCAGTTCAAACAGCTTGCAGACCAGACCGGGCAGGGGCTTGCCGAAGCGGTGCAGGGCATCAGCACGCTTGCCAAGATACTGATCGACAACGCTGAGTTGATCAAGAGCGCGGCGACCGCGTGGGTGATTTACAAGGTTGCGTCAGGTGCTGTCGGCCCGGTGCTCATGGGTGCGGTTGATCAGATCAAGAAGTCAAACATTGAGTATAAAACCCAGCAGAGTGTCTTGAACCAGGCTGCCGCCGACGCCAAAAACACCGCACTGATTCAAAGCCGCGCCGCTGGTGACACGGCCCGGGCGCAAATGACCGCATCGGCACAGTCGATTGCTGCGCTCAAGTCCGAGCTGGCACAGCGCGAAGCCCAACGTGTTCAGATTCAAACCAATTTTGCAGCCACGTCGAAGACACTTCTTGCATACCAGCCTACCGGCGCGTTTGGCCCGATTGACCGTGCGGCGGTGCAAGAGTACGCGCGCAACCTGGCCAAGCTCGACGCCGACAATGCCAGCGCCATGCGCAGAATTCGTGGCGAAATTACAACAGTGTCAGCCTCACATGCAGAAGCGGCCCGCTCCGTCATGTCGCACGGCAATCAGCTTGATGTGTTGGCCAACCACGCCGGTCGTGCCAGCCGAGCAATGGCCGGGGTCGCGGCGGCCGGCCGCATGGCGGGCAATGTCTTCAACCTTCTGGGTGGCTGGGCCACGGTGCTTAACCTGGCGATCAGCGCTGGTATCGCCCTGTGGATGAACTGGGGCAATGCCGCAGAGGAATCCGCAGCACGGGTGCGTCGAGCCCGCATGGGTCTGGCAGATGCTGGGGACGAAAAGGGTCTGAAGAAGGACAAGGATGAAGCGGGCACAAAGTCTTATCTGGCCAGGCAGGAGCTGGAGTGGATGGCCGAGCGCGGCTTCAATAACTCTTCAATTGAGTTCAGGCGCAAGCAGTACGCCGAAAAGGAAGCTGAGATCAGGAGGCTTGAAGCCAAGGAGAAGGAACTTGGCATTGCCGTGTCGCAGGCAAAGGTCAGCACCGCCAAGCAGCGCTCAAGCGAAGAGACACGCAACTTTGAACGCATCGCCGACGAGCAGGTGGAGGCAATTCGCGCGTCCAAGAACAAGGTCATGTTGATCAATGACGAGAAGTACGCCGCCGAGCTGAAGGCAGCAGGCAACAACAAGGCGTTGCAGGACAAGGCAGAGAAAGACAACAAGAACAGGATATTCAAGACCCAGATTCAGTTCGGTGGTTTTGAAGTGGATGCGCTGCACGCCAACATCGAAGCCCTGAAGAAGGGTGGGGATGCCGCTGTTGCCGCCGCCGGTACGCTCAGGGAAAAGGCCAGCGCAGCCCGAGCAACTGTGCAAATGGCGGTTGATGGTCTGAACCCCAATGACATTCGCAACACCAAGGCACCCAAGGCTGGCCCGGTGAACGCCAACGACCCGGACAAGATTGCCGGGCTGATCGAGAACGTCAAGGAGCGTCGTGCCCAGCTTGATGCTGAACTCGGCAGTCTGAGCGAAACCACCAACAGTGCCGACAAGGTGGCGGGCATCGTGGCCAAGATTCAGCAGAAGTTTAAGGACGGTGATTTTCAGTACACCGCCTATGAGAACGGCAAGAAGGTCAAAAAGAACGCCACTGCAGATCAGGTGCAGGAATACTCCAAGGCGATGGTTGACCTGCACAACCAGGAAGAGTTGGCCAAGGCACAGCAGAAGGTCGGTGACTTCGCACGCGGCATTGCCCCGGACTATGCCGAGGCCATGGAAATGCTGATGAACCCGCTGGCCACGGCCAAGCGTGGTGCCAAAGAGAGCGAGTTTGACAGGGTGCTGGCCAAGATCGGCAGCGGCCAGCTTCAAACTGCACTGGCAGGGGTCGGCACCGACCTGGAAACCCTGCGCACCCAGGCGCAGGCGGTCGACATCGCCGGGGTCTTTGTGAAGATGGAGGAAGAGACCAAGCGGCTGAACGACTCAATGGTGACAGATGACCGCAACGCCGCCGTTCAAAAGATGCGTGCGCAAAACATCGAGCATGCCAACTTCATGAAGAACCTGCTGGAGAAAGCTCGTGCTTCGAAGATGCTGCCTGAAGAGATCGCCAAGCTGGAAAAGATGCTCAATGACAACACCACTGCCCGTGCCGCAGAGGTTGCCGAGAAGTCCAAGACGCCAATGGAGAAGATGGCAGCGCAGTGGGCCAATTCCACCAAAAACATGGAAGACGCCACCGGACGCTGGGCGAATTCTGCAGTGGACGCTTTCATCAGCATGGCAAAGACCGGCAAGATGGAGTGGAGCAGCCTGGCAGACAGCATCATTTCGGACATTCTGCGCATCACGCTTCAGAAGCAGATGGCGGGGATGCTTGAAGGTGCTGCTTCATTCCTGTCGGGCATTTTGCCCTTTGCCGACGGCGGCATCATGACCAGCGGCGGCAGCATGCCGCTGAAGAAATACGCAGCAGGCGGCATCGCCAACAGTCCGCAACTTGCGGTGTTTGGCGAAGGTCGCATGAATGAAGCCTATGTACCCCTGCCTGACGGTCGCACCATCCCTGTGACCATGAAGGGCGGCACAGGCGGCGGCAACATGGTGGTCAACATCATTGAAGCTCCGGGCAAGGGCGGGGAGACCGTCTCGCGTCAGGAGAACGGCGTCAACATCATGGACATCATGGTCGAGAAGGTCAGCAACAAAATCGCTGGCGACATCTCCCGGGGCACCGGCTCTGTCAACGGCGCAATCACCACCACATTTGGCCTGAACCGGGTCGCAGGAGCTTACTGATGCCAACCCCAAATTTTCCCGCCACACTGCCTGGCGTCGTCATGAACGGACTGGGCTTCAAGCCTGACTCGGTGGTGATTCGCACCGAAATGGAGGGTGGCCCGGCGCGCGTTCGTCGTCGCTACAGTTCGACCCCCACGGTGTTCACCGTGTCCTGGACGTTCACCCGCGCACAACTGGCGACTTTCGAGAAGTTCTTTGATTTAGACCTCTTGGGGGGCGCAAGCTGGTTCAACATCAGCTTGCCAAACGGGATGGGTAACACCACCTGTGTCGCAAGGTTCAAGGAACCCTACAACGCCCAGACCTCGGCGCGCGAGTTTTACTGGACAGTTTCAGCAAGCCTTGAAATACTGGCAAGACCTCTTTTGGCGTGATACACTTCACAGTCAACACTGACTGATCATGCCAGATAGCACACTCACCCAAGCCATCAAAGAAGCGTATGCCTCAGCCCCAGACAATGTGATCATTTATCACACGATGGAGCTGAATCACCCTGCGTTTTCAACGCCGATTCGGGTGGTGCGCGATAACGTCAATCTGACGGCAAGACTTGAGACGACCGCGCCAATGAATCCGGACGAGTACGTCGAATTCATTGCCCTGGCGTTCAACTTCACCAAGCCCGAAGTCAGCTCCACTGGTGTGCCGCAGGTTCAGATTGAGATTGACAACGTGGATCGTGCCATTGTTGCCAACATTGAGGCGGCAATGGGAACAACCAACATGGTGACGTTGATTTACCGCGAGTTCATCAGCACCAACCTGTCGGCACCACAGAACAACCCTCCGCTGGCCATGACAATTTTGACCATCACGGCCGATGTCTTCAAGGTCACTGCCACCGCCGGGTTCCCTAACCTGATGAATAAACGATTTCCGACGCTTGAGTACAGTGCCGAAGTCTTTACCGGACTGGTTTCGTGAAGTTTTCTGACTACATCGGCATCCCGTGGGAAGCAGGGGCGCAGGGGCCAAAAGCCTATGACTGCATGGCCTTTTTTCGCCATGTTCAGAAGGAGCACTTTGGCATCAATGTGCCGCAAATCATCGCGCCTGACTATGACGACCAGTTCGCCATCGCAGACCTGTTTGGCACACACCCGGAGCGTGAGAAATGGACAGCCATTGACAAGCCCGTGCACGGCTGTGCCGTCATGATTCGCCGTCCAATGCACGTGGGCACCTGGCTTGACGTCGATGGCGGTGGTGTGCTGCATTGCACGCGCGGTATCGGAGTGATTTTCACCCAGGACTCATCCTGGCCAGTGAGCGGCTTTGGTCGCAAAGAACTTTACAGGCACGCAAAATGACCACAGTTGTCTACCTTGAAAACGGGCTGACGCCGCACCTGCGGCAGGTCATTGAAGTCGAGCCAACCAGCATTCAGGCGCTCGCGCCAGACTGGCAAATTCCCTATGTCGCGTTCGTCGATGGCAGCCCGGTGTTGCGCGCCGACTGGGAGCTTGTCATTGAGAATGGCCAGTCGCTTGCGTTCATTGAAGTAGGTGCTATTCCGCAGGGTGGCGACGGGGGTTCAAACCCCCTGCGCATGATTCTGATGATTGCCTTGATGGTCTATGCCCCGATGCTGGGTGGGCAGTTGTCCTACGCCCTGGGCGGCGGTGAGATTCTGGGTTCGGTTGCTGGGCTGAATGCCCTGAGCGCCGGTGTGATGATTGCCGGAACGGCGCTCATCAACGCGGTTTTGCCGCCTCCAAAGCCCACCAGCCCGCAACAAGCCGCTTCCCTGGCAGCGCCAAGCCCCACCTACAGCTTGCAAGCGCAGGGCAATGCCGCTCGCATTGACGGCGCTATCCCGGAACATTTCGGACGACACCTTGTTTACCCAGACTTTGCTGCGCAGCCCTATGCCGAGTTTCAGGGCAATGAGCAGTTTCTTTACCAATTGCTGTGCGTTGGCCGTGGTCAATATGACATCGAGTCGATCAGGATTGAGGACAGTCCGATCACCAGCTTTGACGACGTTACTTATCAGGTAATTCAGCCTAACGGCTATGTGACACTTTTCCCCGCCGCAGTGACCACCAGTCAAGAAGTCAGCGGCCAGACACTTTCTGACACAGATTGGATTGGCCCTTTTGTTGCCAACAATGCCGGGACGACAATCAATCAGATTGGGTTTGATTTTGTCTGTCCCAAGGGTCTTTATTACGCCAACGATGACGGCTCGCTGGCTACGGTGACGGTGTATCCGACAATGGAAGTGCTTCAGGTTGACGACTATGGAAATGCACTTCCTGGTGCGGTTTGGACAAATGTCACCAGCGGCACTCAGTATTCAGCGTGGTCTGACTGGACAGTGGTGACCTCCCAGTGGACGACTGGAGCAGATCCATTCACTGCGCAGGTTGC